ACTGCGTTATCTGTGGCCTTTGCGTATGCGTATTCCATTTGACGAACGAGTTCTGCAAAGAATGCTGGAGATGAACGGTCTAGCAATTCAAGTGAGAATGTCTGTTGACCGATGAACTTTTGAACAGAAACAGAAACAAATGCTGCGTTCTGATCTGTTTCTGATGGTGTTCCGCCTTCAGATGCGACTGCAACTGTTGGAGCAACTGTAATCTTTGGAATCTCGAAAGTCATACCTGCATCAGGTAGAGCGCCACGAGAAATTGAGTCAATGAATGGGCGATCTGCATTTGAGATGCCATTAATAACTTCGGTTAATTGACGTGTAGGGACTAGGCCTGCGTTATCTGTAATATCTGCTGCTGCTGCAACATACATACGAGAATCTTCATTGCCTAACTTTGCACGAACTGAATGCTCGAGATAAGAAGCCTTATCAACGATTGGGTTACGAACAACAGTTGAAATATAAGGTGCTGTTGCAGCCTTAACTTCAACCTTTGCAGCCTCTACCGTTTCTGCGGCAGGAGCAACTTCTGGAACGGTAGTGTCTGACACTTGTTCTCCTTCTGTGGTTGATTGTGTTTCTTCCTGAGATGTCTCAGAAACTTCATTGTCTACGGCCGCTACTTTTGCGACTTCTGCGCCCGGTATTGCTCCGTCTGTGACCAAACTGACTTCTATGAGATTGGATGCGCTGATAGCCATTACGCCATCCTCATTATTCCAGTCTGCAACATCTACGCCAACGCTAAAATCGGAGCGCAATCCAGTTGCCGCTTCCTCGAGTGCGTCATTGCCTGCGGTTGTTTTGGCGATCTTAAATTCTGCTGTAATGCCTTCTGCATCTTGCTCGAATGAAACCATCTTCCCTAATGGGCGAGTGACATCGTGTTGCAGTACTAGCTTAATGTTTTTAGCCATGGTGATGGAATCTTTTTTAAACATAGTGCGACCTGCCGAGGTGCTGCCTTCAGCATTCCAGGACACGATGCGACCTGCAATGATGCGGGATTCTGCATCCGCCGCTGTAATCGCGTATGGCATAGTTATCTTCATCGGTTCTCCTTATTGTCAATCAGGTCTTCTTCTTCTCTAATTTGTTCGACGCTCATTGCGCCAATACGATTTAAGATTTCATAAACTTGAGCGCGAGCAAGTGCATCTGAGCGTAGGAACTCATCAAGTGAAAAACGAATTTCTCCAGTTGACGGGCAGAAGTCAGGCATAGATAAACGCTGTTCAATCGCTGCAAGGATTGGCTTCATTGAAAAGTCGATAAGCGAACGACGTTCCGAAACGCTGTTGGAGTAAGTCATGCTGGTTGTTTCAGCGCTTACGAAATATGCAGGAAGGTTGCAAGCGCGGGCCAATTCCAGAGCGACATATTGGCGAGCCTCATTTAGCTGCAGTTTGGCTGGATCGATGCCCAACGCTTGCAATTCAACATCCGCATTCAGGAACGCGGTTGATTTAGTGAGGCGAGCAGTTCTCCAGGATTCGAGAAGTTTAGATATGCGTTCTGCTGGAAGATTAGTTCCATTGGATTTTAGAACTTGAAGCGGTACTGGTTCTTTAGCGAAAGTTTCGGCGGCTTGCTCGAGCGCGTGTGCTGCTCGGATAGTGCGCCCGGCACGATTCAACACGCCTTCATCAAGTCCGTAAAATACTACGAGTGAACCAACGCCATTAGTTGGAACGATTGATCCATCTACTTGATAGCCTACGATTTCAGTTTGGTTATTATTAAGTTTAGGAGTTACGCGATCTGGAGCAACGCGAGTCCAGGCACGAACTCGGCCCGTATCGCCATACTGCTCGAGGACTTGGCCATACCCGACACCGTGGAAAAGTAAATCTTCCGCCAACCAGGCATAGATTGCAGAACCTGGAATGCGTGGATCTGGTTGATTAATAACTGCTGGAGTTCCCATGTGGGAGCCATCAAGTTTTGAATATTGCTCAAGTGGTAAAGCGGCAAGAGTTGAACAGATTATATTTCTTGCTCGAGCGATTGTCGGAACTGCCATTGCTTGCTGACGGCTTGCTACGGATTGAGTAAATACAAAAGGATTAAAAGAAGCTGTGTTATTAAAAGGTGCGGGAGTAGAAGCGGCATCGACTGTAATCTCGACTGCTGGCTTTGGCGTTGTAAATAAGTCCCTGATTCCCATTGGACATATTATACGCTATTGCTTAGACATTACCCTATTTGAATGTCTACTTCAGATTCTCCGCGTGTTGCAAAGTGAGTAACCATTGCCGAAGCAACTGCGCCGCAAACTATTCCAGATGCTTTACGGCCCATTACCCAGCCGCCATCTCCTCGAGTTAACTTAACGGCTGATAGAACTTGCTTAGTTAGTTCTTCCTGATTCGCGTGAGCAAGTCTCATCGATGAAACAGCAGAAACGAATTCATCGCAACTCTGCTGATATTCCTGGCTGTTGACTTCGTGAATTGGGATTCCTGCTGGAGCCAATCGAGCCGCAACGGCTGAAGCGGTGGACTTTGAGTACGCAACCGCATTAACTGGGAACTTGCGAACCCAATAAGCAATATCGTTAGCCATTTCTAGATCATCGAGGTTAACTGGGTTAAACCAGGTATGCAGCAGGCTAACCATAAACCGATTGCCATTAATGCGTTGGCCAGCAACAAGACTGGCGTGTTTTCTGTCCGGGCTTAGATCGATCGCCATCCAAGTATCTTTCTCAACATCGAGTTCTGGCAGATCATCGGCCTTGCACTTCTTCCATTCGGCTTCTGAGATAACTGGGTTGATCATCGAAACAAATTGGCAAAGGATTTCAGTACGAAAGATATCTTCCCGATCCGAAAGGCTGTCTTTGATATTGTCCTCATGGACCGTGTGGCCTAGCGATGGATTGCTCTGATACCAGGCTTCTTTGTCGCTGATCTCCGCTCCTGGTTCAGCGCTCCATTCAAACCAGCCAATAGAATCTTCTGCACCTTCACTAGCTGCTAAACCTCGCTCCCGAAACTTATGCAATAGAACCGAATTGGCGTGGCCTGCATTTGAATAAACATAAGCCTGGGGATTTGAGTTAGACATCTGAGTAAATCGCATCGAACTCCAGACATCTTCAGTATCGAATTCTCGTAACTCGTCAATATGGATAACATCTGGAGCAGCAATACCTCGAGCCGCTGAGTTGCCTGCTCTGATTAAATACCGGGCTTTATTCTTGAACCGAATCTCTTGCGATCCTTTGGACTCGTACTTCTTGGCGAAGTTATCTAGAAGCATCTGAGAGTTATCGATTATCTCTCCAACCTTAAAAAAGATTTCGCTCGATGTAGTTAACTTATGAGCTGTGGCCAGGTGCATCTTTTCGCCCAGAACATAGATTCCGAATAAGATCCGAAGCGCCATAAAGGTAGATTTACCCTGTTGACGCGGAAGCATAATTCCAATTAGTGGATGCGCCCATCTGGAATCTGGTTTATAGCGAAGGCAATCTCTAGCCAATAATTCTTGCCAAGGTAGCAACGGCATCCCAATATCTATACAGAACTGGATCATCTCATCGCCCCTGGTAGGCAGATCGAGCGGCTTTGAGCGGATTCTAGGCACTTGAGAGCCTTTACGCGGTTCTGTTACCCCTACCTCAACCGATTGCAGCCCGATAGAGCCTGTTTCAACCGTCATGACTATTCCTGATCCGAACTGAGCCGATATTGGCGGTTTGAGTCGTTTTTGGGGTAAAAAGAAACAGGAAGGGTCGGGGGTGTCTTTGCCCTATCAAAAAACCTACCCCCCTTACTACTATTGCAATTGCTGCATAATACTTGCAGATTAGTTGGGTTATCGTCTCCGCCTAGGTGGCGTGGAACTATGTGATCAACACTTAATCGTTCCTCAGTACCACACATCTGACAACATCCGTCTCGTTTAATGATCGACTCTCGTAGCTTGCGCCATTTGGCACTCGACCCGGTATTGCTTAATGAACTCATTGCCAGCCTTTAGTATTCAGATGTCTTAATGCTTTGCAATAATCAGGCTCATCATACTTGGTAATGCCATAGCGTTTAGATACGTAGTGCCAATACATATAGAATTGATAGTCATAAGGCTTGCCTTTAATATGTTTATTCCTCATTTGATAATAGCCATAATGAGATCCATTAACTGCATCGATCTTCCAGGTAGATTCTTTAAACACTATCTGGTTATGACAACTGTATTGCTTAAAGGTTAATTGTTTATCCGCTAATGCTTTAAGAGATTTAATAGCATCTAATTGAGCCTCTGCTGGCTGAGTTCCACTCAGACATAGGGCTCCCACTAAAACTTTAGCAACCTTCCGCGCTACGCCTTTCAGGCGCGGCTTGAGCCCTTGATGGGCTCTTGCTAAGAGTTTATCAGACCAGTCAAGTTTCAACAGGTGATCGGCGTGGCGTGAGCGTGAAGTTAAGTAATCTGCACACTTTATCCACAGGTGTTGATAACTACTTATCTGTCGAGTAAAAACCACTTGATTTAAATATGACTGGGACTGAAGAATATATTTTGCGCATCGGTTCATGGCATAACGGGCATTCAAGATCGTGTTCTGCATTTATTGGATACTCCTTCTCATATCGAAGATTGCTTTGACAACGCTCCTCATTGACACATTCAAATTCATAAATCGGCATTAAGTAACCTTGCCATGCATCGACTCAATGTGACTTAACATCATCCTGCTAATCTCCTTTTGCGTGAGGAATCCATAGGCAGACTTGAGCGAATAGCCGCAAGGGCAAGTGTGCATCCAATCAAATAGTTCATTATTGTTCCTCGCACCATCTGCATGGGTCATTTATTGTCCACTCTCCGCATCCTTTACATCGCCTGATATTTGAGTCTTGAAGCTTGTGTTCGAACTTGTCATAACCTGCTTTTCGCATGAGATCGACCAGATCAGATAACCGCATGAACGCAAGGTAATTTCCCACCTCAGCCCCTTGTCCATTCAGTCGGCTTACAACTAGAGGAATATCCCCATTCTCTGCTGTTCGCTTTCTGACCTGATCGATCCACGCTTTAGGTTGGAAGTCTGCCCGGGCTTTGACTTCTATATCAAAGTACGGAACCCCAGTAACATCACTTCCAGACCTTCCTGCCCCCGTTGGTAATGCGTATGGCCACCATTGAGAGAAAAATTGTGCTACCAATTTCTCAGTAGCATAACCCCTATATTTACGACTTTGCGACATTTGTCTCAAGAGTTACGGCGTGGCAGTCTGGGCAAGACCAGGTAAATCCTGCCTTTAATGATCCGCCTGTAATGACAATCTCTGAAACATCGAACTCTTTATTACATAAGCAGCATCGAGTAGTAATTCCAGATGCTTTAACTGTGTCTCGGATCATCTTGTAATGATCGAGAACATCAACGTCTGGGTAAGACTCCCATTCACCGTCTTGGTTCATAAATTGTAAGCTGCTCATTTGCGCACCTCTTGAGGTTTCCAAGCGCCATTATTATCAATGACGTACCAGATCGGATCGCATTTATCGATATCTGCCCAAGTTTCTTGACGTTGAGGTGTTAACGGACATCCCATATTAGCCCAGGCTTTGCCGTTCTTATTTCCAGTCCGCCATACTCGCTCACCATGCTTGCAATGTGGTACATCTTTATCAATCTTGGTGGCGCCTAGAACTTCCTGAACCAATGCAACGGCCTCAGCCGCATTTGGCGCAGGTTCTACCGCTTTAACAGTCCAGGGATCATCTTCTACTGGAGTAATGATCTTGTCGCTTAGCTTCTCAGCGAACGGCTTTGGCTGGCCCTGATTGACTTTTGCCATTTCCTGACGGCTAGGACGTTTGCCCTTCGAAGCATAATTCGCGTTAGCCAAAGCGCGACCAATCGCACTCGTCTCGCAATTCTCAAGCGCCGACGTAGAATTAACTCCTCGCGTAGATACGGTTTCCTCAGCAAAGCCAGTAGTCCAAGGGTGTGCATCCACTTCAGTTCGATAGATAGAAGCCTTAACGATAAATCTCTGAAGAGTGTGCTCAATAATCTCAGTAAATATTCGACCATCTTCGTGTTCCTTCCAGAACTTAACTAGGCGTTCTTCAACTGTCTCATAATCTTCTAAATTAAACATAGAGTTCATTCTCCTCTGTCGCTAATTGTCCAGCAATGGCAAGGTAACTAGCCCCATCGATCCAGGTGTCAATCTTTTGTGCATCCTCGATGCTTCTGGCAATCTTGACCAGCGAGAGTACGACTGCCACTTGATAATCCGTAATCGGCACTTCCAAATAGGCGCTGATAAGCCTTGCTGCTCTTGCCATATTGTCAGTTGGGTGACCGTAACTAAGTCCCCGGTCTTGGAATAAGTCTGTAGCTGTCTGAAGGATTTCTGCATGTTTCATACTCGCACCTTCTCGACAGTCTCGTAATGCTTTCTAACTGCCTTGCGCCCTACTATGTAACCATCTCTGTGGCCTATTTTGTACCCCATAAAGAACATCCCAAAACATAAACCTAGGATGATTAACTGTAATAAACTCATATTGCTCCCTTTTGCCAGACTCTCTGGCTTCTTGGGATAAGAATGACATAACTAACAGACAGACCCGCGATCATTTATATAACGAAACGGTAACAATTCTGCCTCATCAACGGCATCATCGATCGTCCGCTTTATATCGTTATCGAGATCGTCCATACCTACGGCCATGAACTACAAAAGTCCCATCCTTTTCAAGGTTGATAAGCGTTACCTGGCTATCTTCAACCAATATAAAAGCCTGCTGCCAATTCATAGTTCCCTTGGTATAGCCAGCCTTGCGAACATCCATAAGATGCCCGCCTTCTACGCCACGCAAGATACGTCCTATTTTGCCCCCAGAAGCCTCTGTGAAGGCCGACTGGCCTGCTCTGTGTGTGTGTCCACAAACTACGCTTAAACCGTGTCTACGGGCTGCTAGAAGGGCTGTGAGGCCTGCATTAGGGTTCATACCTTGCTCATCCCCATGGACTGCTACCCAGCCCTTAGCAAAGGTGTATGGCTTCTTATGGTAAGTAATGCCTAGTTCATCGAGTTTAAGAAACTTCTCAAAGCGTAACTCTGGCAATGCCAGGAATGCTGGGATCTTCTTCATAATCACATTGTAAAGTCGATCTGTGTGATTGCTTCTAATCATGTGGGCTTCTTTAGAATGCTCCACTAAAGACCAGAGAACTTCTACTGCCTGATCTCGATCATCAGCTAGTGTCTGCTCGTACCAGCCCGGGGTTCCATCTGACCATCGACTGATTTGCGGGAGATCGATTTCATCTCCCAAAGTAATGACGCTATCTGGCCTGTATGCCTTAATAAAAGATGCAACATTGCGGACAGCAATTTCATCGTGATATGGAACCTGTAAATCTGGAACGATTACAGTTCTTTTCATTGTTAATCCTCATCGTCATCGTCATCATCCCAAGTATGTGGGATTAGGTCTGGCTTAGGGAGAATCCAATCTGGATAAGCTGATGGCTCGACTATTACTGCAAGCGCAATATCCACTTCGAAACCAGCGCGGCGAAGCGCTCTATACATTTCCTGGAGACTGATAGCCCAGGCATCTAGTGCTGTATATGTATCGAGGTCTATAACCTTTTTACGAGCCATAAGATTATTGTGACTTATCGCAAAGGATTTCGTAGATTTTGTCGACGCGTGTCTCTAAACGATTTACGGCATCTTTCATCGATGAGCCACTATTCGGCTTCAACTCCGCTAAATAGTGTTTGATCATAAAGTTGAGCATGGCAGTTACACCACCCAGAACCGTCACGATCGCTACTGCAAGTGCAGCATAATCTTGAGCCGTCATTTTTTAGGTGTGGCATAACCAAATACGCCTGCAACAATTGAGCCTAGGATTGCCCGGTAATCCATAGCGAAGTTAGAAGTAGTTCCCCATACTGCAAGAAATGCGCCAATAGAGATTATTGCTGGGTGCTTCATATTCATTTGGTTTCTCCTAGTAGTGGGATCTTAAAGAACGAGCCATCTTGATCACCTTTGCTAGTGAAAGAGATATGGCAATGATGGTTGTGCGGATTGCTTCCCGTATATTTTCTCCAGCGCCAGCCCAAGCGAGATGATGCGATTCGGCCATTGAATATGACATAAGAGATGCGCTTTTCTCCAGACTTTGCAGCCAGACGAATCTGATCTGCAATATCGGGCATGAGGTCGGGCTTGCCGCTCTTATGGACATCTGCATCAACATCGATTGCTCTAACAATCCCAGTTTTTGGATCAGGGTTGTGATCGCTAGGGCGCGCTGAATGACGGAGATCGCCGATCCAGCCATCGGAACGTCTATCACGATCTGGGAAGGTGTCATCAAACTGTTCCCTTAATTGTTGACCAGCTTTAGAAAGTGTTGGCTTCATCCAAGTAATAAAGCCGCTTGCAATTCCAAATAATGAGCCTTGGTCATTGAGGTAAATTCGTTATTGCCTCGGTCAATGATTGCATGCTCTGTAACTTCATTTGTTATTGGATCTATGCTTTCAATAAACTTTACTTTATCCATTTTTATAACTCCGCGCTAAAGCCGATATAACCGGCGGTTGAATTGTTTGTGAGCAAAAATTGTGCTCGATATTGTGTCTGTCCTGAAGCGGTAGTTGCATTAACCAGATTAGCCCGTCTAGATGCCCTACCAAATTGGATATTTGTGGCGGCGGTAGTAGTAGTTCCATCTGTAACACCAAGAGTTGAGAAATCAATAGAAGTTGGTGCTGCTCTCATATCTACTGGATTCACCACTAAGTAAGTTCCGCTTGTTGACCCATCGCCTGACCCATTGGCCAGGTATTGATAGGCGTTATCGCCACCTGCTCTCCAATAGTATCGCTGACAATTTGCTAATTCGCCTTCAATTGTTTCACCCGCGTATTGAAAAGAAGTGGCAGTTGAACCTAATTCAAATTTGACTTTACTAAGTGTTTTTGTCGTGCTTACTGCAGTAAATTCAACGACAACATTTGCACTTCCATCTGCCGTAAAAAGAACTGGACTTGCTGCATAACTTGGTGGCGTTCCACCTGAGTTATAGATGCGACCCGTAGCGGTGCCTGTCCAAGATAGAACATAACTACCTGCTGGGACATTTGCTCGCTCTATAATTTGTTGCAATCCTCCAGAAGCATTGATTGTTATTTCTTGCCCTTGAGGCGCGCTTGTGAATGTTAAAGTTGTATTGGTGTAATTAGATTTCCAACGATCAAATCCGTAAGAACCTGACGCTAAATTAGCAGCAGAAACATACGCTCTTTGATTTACTGTAAAATTTCCGTTAATAACTATATTAGGGTTTATGGCACCGCTAGCAACAGCAGCCCATTTTATCCCAGTAGCTTCTGCTGAATCTGCCGTCAAAACATATCCATTTGTTCCAACTGCCAAGCGCGCTGGAGTGTCGGCTGCAGTTGCAGAAATTAAATCACCTTTAGCATCAACTATTGCATTTTGAATAGCGTTTGAGTCATCTTGGGCTACCCAGGAATAATCCAGGTCTGTGTTTGAGGCCTTGGCTAATACTTGACCAGTCGTGCCACCCTTAAGATCGATAAAGGCTGTATCGATGTCCTGTCCAAGTGCTGCAATGGCGGTAGCGCCATCCTTTACTAAATCTGTAGACTGAGGAATGTCCCAGCCAAAATTAGTTGTTGTTGTTGCCATTAGGCTACGACTCCTATCGCGTTAATCCATGTAAGGGTTGGACTTAATGTATTCCAGGCTTCTGCCGGGTTTACCTGCTCCCATTTTACCGCAACTTGGGAGAAGTTTATTGGAGTAGCGTTAAAAGTTACGCTCAAATTATTTAAACTTGCTCGGAATGTCCAGCCTTCAATATAGCCCTGAAATGAGCCATCGTTGATATTGCCAGGAAGGTTCTGAATCCAAACTGGCTGGCCTAGGAATATATTAATTAAAGCATCTCGATCAGCGTTATCAATTTCAGGGTTTCCTAGAACGAAAGTAATTGCTTCAAACTTGGCATAAGGAAAGGCTCTTAGGGCAATATATCGATCTGCTAAATCTTCAGCATCAGGCGCGTTCTTAATTCGAGATGTAAAGGATTCAGCATAAATCCCGTATAGAGATTGGCTTTCAAGGTCTTCAGCCGTATATTGACCGCTTCCAGTATTGCCATAATTTATGTGGTAATAATTTCGGAGATCGCCTGCTCGGGTAGTTGAAGATAAACCAACTCCATTGGCGTGGTTAGCATCAAGGGTTGTATATCCATTAGCCGCTAGATAATCCTGCCTATGTGTTGAATCAGCATAGCCAATATTGCCATTTGGATCCTCGTAGAGAACGCCAAAAGCTGAATTAGCAATAGCGACGCATAATGAGTAAAGGTCTGTATCTAGCGATGATCGGGCTATTAGCTCATAATCACCGGGCTGATCAATTTCGCCTAAGCCAATATTTACTGCGTTTGCCCAGATTTCGGTCGGGTTGTAAGTTGCCCAAGTTTCGGCTGCTGGAACTTCATTCCATTGGCCCAAGAGATATCCTGAAAGAAGTGTGTAAATTTGATCGCCGTCATAATCGGCAGAAAGAATGCCAGGATCAATAATTCTTGGTAACTTGGATAAGGCTCCTAAGGCAGTAATTGTTGCAGTAGTCGTATATCCGATATTGCCTGCTTGATTAACTGCAATAGTAAAATCTGAAATATAGCCACCAAAGATAGAAACATAAGCGCCAGAAGAATTAGTTACCTGAACTCCAAGGCCAGTTCCAACCGTAAAATTGTAACTTGAGTTATCTAGGTTCATTAATTGCAACTGACAATAACCTGCGATTGGCTGGGAATTGATATCTGTACGGCCTGAAGTAACTACTAGATTGGCAATAGTTACATCTGTTACTTCTACGCCATCAACTAATACCTTATAGGAAGGAGTATATGCAGTCATTAAACGAACGCCGCGCTGCCTAAAGTGCCTCTAGCTGAAGAATCATTAAGAATCTGAACAATTTGACGGGCTGTTGATTCGCTATCGATTGCGCCATTAACCGTTATATTTGTAGTTCCTGCTGATCCAACATTAAGATAACTTGGAACCGATGAAATCATAGATACCGGGGCCGATGGTGTCGATGGAGAAGATGCCCCAGAGAATGAAGAATTACTAAAAGGATTTAAATTAGATGCTAATTGCTTTGATAAATCAATAACTCGCTTTATCGCATTGTAAAGATTATTGAAGAATGTAACTACGCTGGCTAAGCCATCAATAAGCCCAGAGACCGCATTTCCTATAATTTCAAACGCTTTGCCTAAAGTCTTGCTTAATATTGGCGCTAGTACATCGCGAGCAAATTCTGCGATGGTTTTAAATAAAGTAAGTAGCGGCTTGAGTTCCTCACTATTTGAGGCTAAAGAATCTCGGACTGTATTAAACGCTTTGCGAAGCCCATCAGTAATTGGAGTTAAAAATTCAATAACTGGCCGTAACTTCTGGCCTAAGTTATTAGTAAAGTCTGCGATGGCTGGGATGACTCTTTGAACCAAGGTTTCAACCAAGGGGGTAATGGCTGTAAGAATGTAAGATCCTACGGTTTCCTTGCCTTCATCAAATGCTACTTGAAGGCGGCTTAACTTTCCTTGGAATGTATCTGCTTGCTTCGATGCCTGGTTTTCAAAAGTTTTAGCAAGTTTGGTTGTAATCTGATCAAATGAAAGGGTTTTAAGTTCAGCCTTATCAATTCCAACGCCTAAGCGGCTAAGGCCTGCAAGATTACCTTCCTGAGCCTTTGACAGGGCTTCTGTGACTGCCTGAAGAGATTTGCCACTACCAGCAGCAATATCAAGGGCAAGGGTTTGTAATTGCTGAGCCTTATCAAGGTCTTTAGTGGCGCGAGTCAACCGATCTAGCGATGGACGGAGTTCATCATCTGAAATACCCGTAGCTAAGGAAGTCTGAAGAATAAATTCTTCTGTGCTTTTAATTTGAGCATCAGTTGCTTTAGTAACATTGCGAAGGGTATTGGCTAACTTTGCTTGAGCCGCTTCATCTTCGATGGCAGATTTAACGCCATCAATCGCCAACTTGCCAGCATATGCAACGGCTGCTGCGCCTGCGGCTGCAAAGGCCAAGCCTGCTTTCTTTCCAAAGTCTGAAACTTTATCGCCAAAGGACATTACATCCTTATCGGCCTTATTAAGGTTCTTAGTGAAGTTATCTACATCAGCAAGGAGTTTGAGCGTTAACGCTCTAGTACCTGTTGCCATTAGCCCCACTCCTTTAAAATCTTAGTAAACGATTCAGTCCATCTAGCAACGATCTGAGGTTGAATCCTGCGAAGCGTTGGATAAATAAACCAGCCTTTAGAGCCTCGACCTTCGCGGCCTGACCAGACAGGGAACTGCTTAAACTTATTAGAACCAAATTCCGTACCGCCCCAAATATCTCTAGTGGTTGCACCACCTGAGAACTTCTGAGAAGCGAATCCATAAGTAATCTCACCTATACGGCTTGACTTCTTAACCCGAGAACCCTGAGCAATACGGCCTGAGACTTTAGTGTTATTACCTCTGCTAGCAGTTTGAATAACTTCAGCCCGGGCGAATTCAGCCAGAGCGCCTGATTGGCGCTTGGCCTCATCGTTTGCTTCTTCACCCATATTCTTTAAAGCCTTAAAGACTTGACGAAGTTCAGTCTGGTCTAGTGCTACTAACTCACTTGCCACGATTACGCTCCTCAAGTACTTCTATTGCTGTAAGAATATCCTCGGCACTTTGCCACTTATCCATTGGGATCTGTGTTGCTATTGCCAGTTCAACTAAGAGTCGGCTTACGCTTCCTCTTGGATGACTTTTGGGTCTTCCCCACCTACTTCAATATCTGAGACTGACTCCATCCAGACATCAAGTGTCTTGGTTGGTTTGCCTGCTGCATCACGCTTCATTGCTGAATGTGCTACATAAAGAATGTCCCACATGCCGCCAAACTGAGAAATAACCTTTTTAGTTGTCATCTCCCATTTGGCGTAATCAGGTGGGCGAACCAGGTAAGTGGTTTCGGTTCCATCTACATATTTAATTGTTATGTTCTGTTGCATTGCTTGCTCCCGTTTCTATTGTTTAGCTGAAGGTTTCTGTTACTGTGCCCTTTGATACCTTGAATGTAAAGTCTACTGTTTGAGCATCTGTTCCAGCGCCACCTGCTGTAGGAAATTCTGGGAATGCGTCGAACACAAAGACTGCGCCTGTGGCTGAAGTCAATGTCATTGTGATGGTGTTATCTGGTGCTGTCTCTGCTGCTGTCCATAATGCTTCGCATACTGAGTTAGCCTTACCCCAGTCAGCAAGCATTGAAAGAGCAAAAGAAGCCTCGATGTTTGTGGTCTTATAGGCTTCACCATCGAGAGTCTGGTATGTCTCGCGTAGGTTTGTCTTTGTTAAAACTGCTGAAGTTGCCTGAGCCTCGATATCTGTTCCACCTGTGAAAGATAGAGAAATATCGCGACCTGTGATTACTGTGGTTGCCATTATTTATCCTTAGTTTGTTTGTGTGTAGTAGGTAGAAACTCTGATATCTGCGACCAACACATTAGAAGGCCCGACTTGAGTTACCGTTGGTTTTTCAACCGCTCCGATTGTGTATCCAACTGGGATCACTTTCAGAACACTTATGACTAGCTGCTCGAGATTGTCGAGCGATGCTGGGTTGCTGTTATAGGCAACCGCGACTGAGACTACGAGATTAATTTTAGTGTGAAGCGTTGTCTTGCCTATTGTCTCTAACTCGAGATACGGTGAATCCGGAACGCAAACTACGAAAGGAACCATCGGAGCCTCTGGAACGTAGGCGTAGACATTGCCTGCAACGTTAGCGAAGGCTGTTGCTAAAGGTTGACGGACTGTATCTAAGATTGTTGATGCTGGCATTATTGCACCATTGAATCGGTATCGATAAACGCTCCGAGAAGTCCTGACACTCGATTGAAGAGGCTACGGCCTAAGCGGTATGGGCTTACGGTTGTGAAGTCTATGCCTTCGATCTGCCCACCTGGAGCGATTCGAGATTGGAAGACTTCTACTGAAACGGCTAGGACTGCTGATTCTACTGCGCTGTTTCCTACATAGGTTGCAGCGCCTGAAAGAGTTGCCAAACCTGAAGGGATTACCTTGCGCTCTGTAATGTCTGCGTTTGTAATTGATACTGTAAAGAAGCCGTTAAATTCTCTGTAAGAACCGTCTAAAAATATGCGTGAGTTAGAGCGCAATACGAATGAATCGTAATCTAAATTACTTGATTCTAGGATTGTAAAAGTGCCATTAAACGGGGAGCCTACGCCTGTAACTACTACGCTCTGACCCGCTGAAAAGTTGTTATCGCCTAAGACGTAATATGTAGCGATATTATCTTGAAGCGCCACGACATCGATCGGGCTTGAGTACTTAACCAACATAGGCAAAATTACTGACTCTGCTGTATCGATTACATCTGCTAAATAAGCATCGTTATAAAGGGCTGTAGAGACACCAAGGATCGACCTTAGTTCTGCTACGGTAACAATTGTTGGCATCTCTACATCCTCTCTATTAAACGACTGGGGGAGCCACCGGGAGCAGCAGCCCCCCCATGATTAGTTAATTAATTACGCAACCATGAAGCGGTAAGCGCCAGCGCCTAGTTTCGTAGCTGTGGCTCCATAACCGTAATAGCCAACTTGTACCTGACCTGTTGAGATTAGGTTTGTCTGAAGTGATAGGCGTGGTGACTCGTACCAGGTGTAAGCATCTGGATTAATAACAATAAGAGTGTTATCTCCAACGCCTGAACCATCTGTTAATGCGCGTGAAACTCGAAGGTTAAGTCCGAGAAGATTTCCGCGAATTGCTGTTGCGGTAAGAGTTCCGCCAGCGTTCTGAGGATTAATTGTCTGTTGGAAAATTGGACGATTTGAACCATCGACCAAGCCCATTAGAGCGCCCCATTGTTCTGGAGAAACTACGATGTTTTGCGCAAAGCCAAGAGTTCCCTTGTAGATAGAAACTGCTGCATCTGAAACGAAGTCAGCAACAAGAGCGCCTGTTGTAAGTGCTGCGCGGTTTCCGCCATCTGTTCCACCGTTAACCATTGCTGTTGCAACTGCGTTATCTGTGGCTTTTGCGTATGCGTATTCCATTTGACGAACGAGTTCTGCAAAGAATGCAGGTGAGCTGCGATCAAGTAGCTCGAGGCTAAATGTCTGCTGGCCGATGAACTTTTGAACGCTCACAGAAACGAAAGCTGCGTTTTGGTCTGTTTCTGATGGTGTTCCGCCTTCAGATGCGACTGCAACTGTTGGAGCAACTGTAATCTTTGGGATCTCGAAAGTCATACCTGCATCAGGTAGAGCGCCACGAGAAATTGAGTCAATGAATGGGC